GTGCTGCTGATGGGTATTGTCAAGATCATTAAGAGTAACGAGGAGCAGATGCTACGGCTTAACGCCGTTTTTGCGCCGTTTAAACGCCTTCTCGATGGCGTGCTTAACGTACTTCAAAAAATGGTCGATAGTGTTCTATCGTTTATTGAATTCATTATGAAGGGGCTCGGAATGGTTATGAAGTTACTTGAGAGTTTACCCCTCGTTGGCGATGCTATGAAAGAAATAAACGACGAAACACGCGAATCTATTGAACTTGAGAAAGCTAAAAGAACATTGATTGAGAATAATAGAAAAGAGTTAGTTATGTTTGCCGAACTTGATCGCGATATGGCTAAATTACGACAACAGGCTTCTGATAAAGAAAACTATACTCTCGAAGAACGGATCGGATTTCTCAAAAGAGCGAACGAAATAAGTCTCCAGAAGCTCAAATTCGCACAGGACAACGTACGCGAAGAGCTTGCAATTGCTGAGGCCGAGGCTAAACGGAATAAGCAGAGTGCCGAGTCGCTCGACAATATCGCACGACTAAAGGCCGAGCTTATTAGGCAAGAACAAACTTATTACGAAGAAGTGAAGGGAAATTCTAAAAAACTGAATGCCTTTATAGAAGAAGAACGCGCAGCGCGTCAAGCCGCCGATGATGCACGTATCGCGAAACAAAAGGAATGGGCAGAGCTTTACAAAGCCAACCTCACTCAGATCCGCGACCTGACTATCAATCTGATGAATGAGGGAGCGGCTAAAGAGATCGCCGCACTCGAAGCTCGACTAAAAGACGAACTCGAAAAAGTAAAGGGGTCGGCTAAACAGAAAATCGAAATTGAAAGACTACTTCGTGAGCAATTCGAGAAGGATAAACAGGCGATCACCGAGAAGTACGAACTTGAGAATATCACTAAGATCGAGCAGCGCATAGCAGAAGAGATGCGCATACGTGCAGATCTTGCCGAAAAAGGAAGCACCGAACGATTAACAGCACAGCTCCAAATTCTCGAAGTCGAGAGACAAGAGGCGATCAGGAACGCGACTGAGACGGGCGTATCAGTAGACCTCGTCAATAAAGAGTTCGACGCTAAACGCAAAGAGCTAGTCAAGACTAACGAGCAAGAGGTTCTACAGGTCAGACGCGAGGCGTACGAGAACTACATAAAAGAGAAAGAGTCACAGTTCCAAACTGAGCTTCTAAAGATCGCGGATAACGAGAACGCGAAAAGCGAACTCATGATCGAGCAAGAGCAGCAACGCCTGACCGACTTACTTAACCTCGATAGCGATCAGAAAAAAGCCCTCGGACTTAACGAGACCGAGTACGCTCGAGTAGTAGAAGAGCAACGCGCGAAAGTAAACGGCGCGATAAAAGCTAATATCGACTTGCAAAAGAAGCAGATGGACGAGATGCGTGGCGGCTTATTCGCAGTCGGAGACGCCGTATCAGAAGTGCTCAACATAATGGCCGAGAACCAGGAAGAGTACAGCGCGTTTGCAAAAATCGCGGCGCTGTTCCAAATCGCGATCGAGTCGGCTAAGTCAATAGCTACAGCCGTGGCAGGCGCAACAGCCGCCGCCGCTGAAACGGGTCCTGCAGCCCCTTATGTCGTTGCCGGATACATCGCCTCCATGGTCGCTACAGTACTGGCAGGGATCGCACAAGCATACTCAGTAATCGAGAGCAAGCCAGCACCTAATGCCCCGAGCTTCGCCACAGGGGGGTCGATCAAAGGGGCAGGATCCGGCACAAGCGACTCAATCATCGCGAACGTCAGCAACGGCGAGAGCATTCTAACAGCGAAAGCGACGAACATGTTCGCTCCTCTACTATCGTCCCTTAACCAGTTAGGTGGGGGTGTGCCGATCACAGTGATGGGAACAGCCGCAGGGTACGAAGGCGAAGAGATGCTCACCCGCGCCTTCCGGAAAGGTGCTGAATCGCTTCCTAACCCGGTTGTATCAGTCGAAGAAATTAACCGCGTGAGCAATCGCGTAGAAGTATTGGAAGGGCTTAGGTCATGACAATAGCCGAATTGCTTATAATGTCGAATGTTGACGCACTTACACGCAATGGTATAGTATCAATCACCGCGGGGCGTGATGTGCGCATATATAAAGAATTCAGGAGCTACGAGCGGGCTATCCTGAGTGGCACTATGCTGAAAACAGATGTCTATGCTATTCTCGCGATGCAGTTCAATCTCGCAGAAAGGACTATCCGGAAGGCGCTACATGGGATGTGCAGCGAAGCAGTTGGCACAACTTCCTGCCACTTTGCCGAGTCATCGAAAAATTAAACTATTTTTGCAAAAAAATCAAAGAGAATGATACTATTAAAGGGTATAATCGGAGAACAAGTCACACTAGCGAACGTAGTAGCGCTCGTAGAAGCTGACACCGACCCTATTCTACAGGTGCATATTAACTCAATAGGTGGAGATGTCGATACAGGGATCGCTATTTACGAATATCTAAAGAATTATAAAGAAAGACCAGTTTACACTTACGCAGTTGAAGAGTGTATGTCGATCGCTTCTATTATTTTTTTAGCCGGATCCCGTCGATTTGCGGGGTGTCCTATTATGATTCACCTTCCTATCATCACCCCACAAGAGGGCGATTCCTATAACACTGATGACCTAGCTTTTTTGACTGGCTACCTAAGCGAGACCAATAAGCGAATGATCAAGATATACAAAGAAGTTACGGGGGCTGACGAAAAGACCCTTGAGCTTCTTATGAAAGAAACGAGTTACATTTCCCCTAAAGAGGCGATCACGCTCGGATTCGCTCACGAAACAACTGCCCCTCGGGCGTTGGCAATTTTCAACATTAATAACAAAAATTTATCAGAAATGGCAAAACTAACAATGAAGGAAATCGTTGCGAAAGCCAAATCCGTAATCAAAGCAGCAGGGGAACTAATTGAACCTGATGTGAAGGCTATCGAATTGACGGACGTTAACGGTAACGTGCTATCTGTTACAAGAGAAGAGGGAGAACCTCAAGTGGGTGACGCGGCTAGTCCGGACGGAACTTACACTCTCGAGGACGGTAGAACTATCACAGTAGCCGGAGGGGTGATCACTGAAATAATGGATCCCGTTATCGGCGAAGAAATCGAAGCCCTTCGCGCTGAGAACGAACAACTACGCAACAGCGTAGCTGAATTGACCACCGCCTTAGGCGAGTCAGTTACCGCGATGGAAGAGGCTGAAACCGAACTAACAGGATTGAGAGCACGCGCTCAAAAATCCAACTTCAAAGCTCCTGCTCGCACGGCAGGCAAAAAAGATGAGAGCAAAGAAACTAACAGCATTATCGAAGCATCTAGAGCTCGCGTTCAAGCGCTTCGTGAGGGAAAAACTAAAAACTAAAAGAGATGGCAAAAATTATCAACTTTCCTGTGTTGTCAAAACAGGAAATGATGGCCTTAGCCGAAGTGGTTTTCGTGAAAACCCTCGAGCTAGGTCCTATCGCGTCATTAGTTGACGTGAGAACAGGGGCAGGATCGGGTGACCGAATCGCCTGGGTTGGCCGTATGAGCATGGTAGGAAAGAAAGGCCGCGGCTGTTCACCTACTAACGACACTCCTACTGCACCTTTAACTGAAAAGAGAATCGACTTGAAAGAGTTCGATATTCGTTTGGTTCAATGTTATACAGAACTTGAAGGGATTCTTTACAGATTAGGCTTGAAAAAAGCCGCCGAAATCGGAGACCTCGAGGGTACTGATTGGCAAAAATTCTACGAAGAATTGTTATCAGAAGCGATTGACACAATGTACAGACGTTTCTTATATTTCGGCGATACCGAAGCCGAGAACGTAACCGACGGAGGAGAAATCAAAGACGGTGTTGACGTTACTTTCTTCACAACAGTTGACGGTGTATTCAAACAAATCGCTGACCTTATCACAGCGGGTGCTGCAGTGGTTGTGAAAACGATCACCTCAAATGCGCAAGCTACAAAAGCCGCTCAGTTGGCTTATGACGAAGACTTGTTACCTATCCTTGAATCTTTAATCTTAGACGCCCCTGCAGCTCTTGCAAAAGAAACTGACTCGGCTGTTTACGTATCCCGCTGGGCTATGTCTCGTTTGAAAAAAGAATTATTGGACAAAGCAGCTTACACTGAATCACAATTCAAACTTAATGAGCAAGGCTTCACAACAGTGATGAGGTTAGGCCGCGAAATTATTGAGATGCCGGATTGGGACGAAGTTATCGAAGCAGCGTTGAACAACGGTACTAAGTACTTCAAACCTTTCAGAATGTTGTACACTACTAAGTCTAACGTTAAATTGTGCGTTCCCGGAGACGGTGCGTTCAGTGATATCGCGTCTTGGTACGAAAACAAAGAAAGATCATTCTACACTGACGTAATCGACAAACTCGACGTTCTTGTAATGAGACCCGAACTTGTAGCGATCGCGTGGTAATAACTTTAAAAAATTGACAAAATGGCAGTATGTGACTCAAAAATAGCAAACGATTTTTTATTAGATTGTGCTAACAAACCTGTAGCAGGTTTGGAAACTTATGCGGTTTTGATCAATCGCGACGACATTGATTTCGATGCGTCTACTTTCGACCTTACCCAAAAAAATATCATTAAGACCCTCGTTTTAAAAACAGGGAAAAAGGGATATCAGGTGCAACAAATGAAAAATTCATTTAATGGCACAATGTGGGAACAAGTTGAAGGAGATTACATCAACGGAACTAAGCACGTCTTCGCTTTTGTGAACCCCGACCGTACGGCTAAGGGGAAGGAGTTAGACGGCCTATTATTGAACGGAAAATTCGTTGCGGTGATCGTTAATCAAACGGCTCCTGATAACGGCAAATTTGAAGTTCTAGGCTGGAATACCGGGTTAAAAGTACCGACCGCTAAGCACGACTATGTGCAAACTAGCGGCGTTACTGTAGTGACCCTAGCTTCTCTCGAACAAGAGCCCGACCCTCCTTATCCTTTCTTTAATACCGACTTAGCAACTACCCGTACAGCCTTCGAAACATTGTACGCAACACCTGTTTAAGATGAGTACTAAGAAAGTGACATCCAAAGAAACCTCTAACGGGGAGGGCTTCCTCTCCGTAGAGGCTTTTTTATTCGATCCTGAGGCACAGAAGAGATGCCTCGCGCACAAATTAACACAACACGACGAAGCGAACTTGCGCAGAGCGCACAAAGAACTAACCGGAACAATTTTTGAAAAAAGATGTAGCAATTGTTTCGAAGACGCATTTTTTATGCTACTTAACATCTTAAAAACAAAAGGAAAAATGGGAAAATTCAATTTAAAAAACGGGGCTGTTATCTTTGTAGATAATAAGCCTTACACAAATAAAAACATCACTGACGAGATCGCGTTACAACACTTCGTTGAACGCCCTAACTCGAAGATGTTCACCGCCGTGCCAACAGCCGACGAAATAAAATCTTACAAAGCCAGCGTGGCAGGTCGCAAAGGAAACGATGCTAAAAACGCTAAGAAGTTGGCCGAGGAAGAAGCCGCAGCAGCGAAAGCAGCTGAAGAAGCAACCAAAGACGATACAGCAAAAGATATAGAATAAAAGAATTATGCGGGTAGCAGACATTAAAACAACTAAGCGAATCACTGCGAAGGACGTGAAGCCCCTCGAGATTCAAGCGTGGGATGTGCGTAACAACTACCCGCAAAAACTTCTTGACGCGATCGCGGAAAGCGGGACAGCAGCCAGCTGCTTCGATGTTTATAAATCCTTTCTAAGAGGGCAGGGCTTCCCAGCTCAATTAGCGGATAGCATCGTAAACGAGAAGGGACAGAACCTCAATGACCTACTCATGTTAGCGGCTAACGACATCGCCTATTTTGGCGGAATCGCTATACACGTCAATTATAACTTATTCTACGAGATAACCGAAGTACAAGTAATACCTTTCGAGCAAACCCGTCTAGGGTTGCCTAAAAAAGAGGACAGCTCACAAGTGGTTAAAATCGCAGTGAATAAGGACTGGACAGGGGTGAAGAAAAAAGCGAGTAAGGAAAACACGGAATACATACACGTTTATAATCCAGACCCCGCTGTTTTGCAATCCGAGATAGACGACGCGGGCGGGATCGCGAACTACAAGGGTCAGATCCTGTGGCTCACCAGCGACATGGATTATCAATACCCTATCTCAATTGTGGATCCAGTCATCACTGACGTGAACACCGAGGGGGGCGTGGCTACGGTCAAAAATCGGAATGTAAAAAATAACTTCTTCCCTGCTGGGGCTCTTATCTTCGACAAGTATATCGGCGAAAATAAGGATAACGAGGACCAGGATAGCAGAGAAGAGAACGAAGACACTACTTACGTGGATGCCGTCAAAGACATGCAGGGCGACGCAAACGCTTGTAACGTAGTTGTGTTTACAAAAGAACCGGGCGAAAATCCGCCGGCTTTCGTAAAATTCTCAGGCGAAAATTACGACACCGCTTTCGAAAAAACAGAAACAACCGTGCAAGCCAATATCGCTAAAAGGTTCAAACAGCCCGCATCGCTTCGTTGCGAGAATTACTCTAACGGGTTCGCTGCAGACCGTATGCGAGACGATTACACATATTACAACACTGTTACTAAGGACGAACGCAGACTCCTAGAGAGGGGCTTCGCGAAAGTTCTAGCTAACTATATCACGCCGATTGACTTATCACAAATCAAGATAACACCATCACAATATGGCGGAATTACTAACTAAAGAAATATTACTAGATCGCGCAAGATCGGTAGAGGTTAACATCAATTATGATGTTAAGGTCAAACCTATTGTTAATGAGGTGCAACAGTACGACATTAAGATGCAATTAGGGGAAGCCTTCTATAACATTTTGATCGATTACCTCGAAGCTAAAGAGGCAGGTGGCACTGATAATACCGAGCTCGAGTTGCTGATGAACGGCGGATCGTACGAGTACGATGGCAATAAATACCGTTTTGACGGACTTTATACCGCCGTAGCCTATTACACCTACGCTCGTATGATCAAGTCCCAAGCGGGAAATTTGGGGGTTACAGGAATGCGCACGGCGACCGATCAATATAGTACGATTGCTGATTACAAAGATCGCCAAACGGCTTATACTGACGTTAAAAGCATGGCCGACTCTTATATGGCCGATTGTCTTTCGTACTTAAAGAGAAAAAAGACCGAAACAGGGTTCGTCGGGTGCGACACACGGAAAAGAAAAACTAACATAATCGTAATAAAATCATGATAAGTTTATATAAAGGAGAGTACGGGCTATTGTTATTTAACGCCTTCGAGGACGATGGTACGACCCCCTTACCCGTAACAGGTAAGCAGTATCGGTTCGTCATGTCGAGCGTTGTGTCAAAAGAAAAACACACTTTCGAAGAGTTTACGATGTTAGAGACCTCGTTCACTCTCGAGATCCCGACTAACCTAACTAGTAATTGGCGCGTTGGTAAATATAATATTCAACTTGAAGAGATCAGCACTAATAGACTGATCGATGTAGAGGATAACGGGTTCGAGCTTAAAGAGTCATATTAAGATGAAAATAATATTAGAGAAAATTAGCGACGTAATAGATCTATCCAGCTTATCACAAGAGGAGCGCGATAGATATGTACTCGAGAGAGCCAATAAGGGAATAGCGCTTGCGCAAGCTGGGGCGATCCCTTCTGATGTCGTTACTTTCATGCTAGCAAACTATATAAAATTGAATTGGCGCGGTGCGTGGTCGAGTGAGAGTTCGTACAACTATAACGACGCTGTCAGTTATCTAGGATCGTCCTACGTTGCTCTAAGAGCTACTTCGGAACAGCCGGGCGAGAGCGCTGCAGACTGGAAATTAATCGCTAAGAAAGGTGAAGACGGCAAAGGTATAGTTTTTTTTGAACTTATTGACACTCAAGAAAAAACAAAGATTTACA